TTTATTTTCAGCTGCCTCAAGCTTACTAGTAATTTCGGCAATTTCAGCATCTTTGCTTTTAATTGTTTCTTCCAAAGAAGCTTTAGTTGTTTCAAACTCTTCAGTTTTCTCTTCTAAACTATCAGTCAGATTAGAAATAGTTTCAGCAGACTCATTAAGAGCATCCTGTGTAGCCTGTCTTTGGGCTGCTTCTTCTTTTTCTGAAAAGATTTTAGTTACAGCTTCTTCAACTTCTTTCAAAAATTTTTCATCCATTAAGGTATTCCTCCTTGTAAAATGTATTACTAACAAAGTTTAGTAACACCAACCTGATTTCTTTTTTTGTTTTTATAGGACTGTTTAATTATTCCTTTTCCTCATCCTATTTTCAACATAATTTTAATTCATTAAGGGTAAGACTGTTGAGGGGCACCAGTTCCTCTAGTACTGTAAGCACTAATATCTACATCAGCACCCAACATTACCTGAACATTAAAAGTTACATCGTCAGATACCGAAGTACCTACTACAATTTTTACTTCATTGGTCTCAGTATCTTGTGAAATCCAAAAATCATCACCTGGATCTGAAGTAGGTGTAGCTACAAAGTTTCCATATGTAGCAAGATCCATGTCATAAAACTTGATTCCACTTACCACAGTAACTTCAGAAACTCCACTCGCTACCGTAGCTGTACTAGACCAAATAAAGGGTGCATTATGGTTATTACCATAATTCTTAAACATTAAAGCATATTTATCAGATGCTTTAACATTAAGCTGTTTAGGAGTACTCCTAAGTTTCCCTGACTGGGCTTGACCTAATTGTGGCATTTAGTTATTCCTCCTTATACCATTTTAAATTTATCAGCCTTTTCCAAAGCTGAAAGTAGACGATTAAGAGAACCTTTAGTGTCAATCTTATTCCGTCTATCTTCTAAAAGCTTTTCGACATAAGCATTAGCTTTATTCATAGCTATATTCCTTAAACAACCTTGGTCAGAGGCATCTCTGGAAGCTGATGTACATGTAGTAGAAAATTCAGAACACCAGTTTTCAGCTATAATTGAGCCTTCCTTATCTTCAAAACGCTTTTTATAACTAACACAAATACCTACTGTGTCGTCATAAGTTAGTGCTGATTCTTCTTCATCAGAAAAATTTACACTTTCTACTTCTTTAGAGGTTACATTATTCACAGGCTCTTCAGTAGAGGCTGTTTCCTCTTGTTCATCCATGTAAAAAGTCATAGTTTCAATATCTTTAGTAGCTACTTCAAGAACTACAGATGGTGGATTTGCAGGGTTTTTAACAATTCCGCAACCTGAAAAACAAATACCTCTAAGTACCCTTGCTATAGTACCTGAAGCAATTTCTTTACCATCTTTTATTACCTTACCTGATTTGCCATAAATTTCATCATTCGATACTTCTATCCCAATTGAATTGGCTGTATCTCTAGTTATAATTAAGTCACCAATCTTAACATCGAAATCTTTGTAGTAACATTCCATTGAAACCATCCACTCATTATCTGCAATCTCTTTAGCAATTTCAGGAAATCTATTTTTATATACAATTGAACCTATTTGTATATGCATATTTTTTGAGTCTAAAGTTGCAGTTTCGGTAGAAGCTAATTCAGTCATATTTAACTGGGAACCTGACTCATCAGTAAAAGCATAAGAGTACAAATGCCCAATGATTTCTTGCTCCTCATGCTCTACATCTAAAGCCTTACTTACTATAGATTCTGCTGCATCGACCAGCTCTGAACCTAAAAAATAAGCATGGTTTAGATTTTCCCCGCTGGAAACAAAAATCGCACTAAAATATGACAAATCTGGTTGTTTTTCCTTACCTTCAGGTAGATCTATAACAGACGCCACTTCTTGTTTTAGTTCATCTGTTTCTTTCTCCATCTTAATACTTGCTGTTAAATAAAATTTTTGTGTATCATCCATATTATACTCCTATCTTTTATACTACATAATTATTCAATTTCATACGGTGTGCCTTCAGTTAAAGAACCCGCTGAATCAGTTAAAGACCCTGCTGAATCAGTTAATGAGCCCACTGAATCAGTTAATGAACTTTCTGCATAGGTAAAATTACCATAGGTGCCAGTTCCAGAACCATCGTTAGGAAGTTTGGTTATGAAGATGTCTCTATCAGGCCCGTTGTCCCAAATACCTGTAACATAAATATTGTCAGAACTGTCAGTGGCGATGGCTCGGCCAAAGTTCTTACCCAACCTCCCGCAGCACTTTCAATTTCAACAAAATATTTATGACTCATAAAAAATTCACTCAAGGTCGGTCTGACGAAACCTTCAGCAGCTTTGCCTCGGACTTTTTAAAATTCGCATTGTAAATATTTGATAAAGTTGTCATTTTTATTCTCCTTAAGGTATTTACGCATTTCTCATCTCTTCTATATCATCTAAAAAGTTAGAATAATCATCCCCACTTAATACCTCTTTAGCTCCATCTAAAAATGCCCCATATTGCTCTTCAGTCATTTCTTTAATCTCTTCAACTGATGCTGATTTTTGTTTTTTAGTGGGTTTTTGTCCAGGCTGTTTATCTGGATTAGTATTAGGTGTTTTCTTTTTAGTCTGTCCTTTAGGCCGACCACCAGATGGTGTACCCGTAGGTGATTTTTGGGTTGGCTGTATCCCAGGACCTGAAGTTGATTGCTGGAACGGAGAACCTGTAATTCCAAATGTTCCATCTTTTACTAATGGTAACTCTTTCTTCATATTTTCCAACTCATTATTATAATCGAAACCTAATGCCTCTAATGCTGTTTGATAAGATAACATCCTCCTATCTACCATAGAACTTAAAGTACTCATATATAGAATTTCATCCCTTAAAACACTATCATCCCAACGAATTTTAGGAAAACGATCAAAACCCATGGCTTCGGCTATTTGGCGATACTCTTTATATATCCATTTCTCTACTTGACGCCTAGCATAATGAATTTCCTCCATTATGCCTTTAGTTAATAAACTAACTTCAGCAGTATTAATATCACCTGTACCGTCTATTAAAGCTCTAGTAACAGCTAAACCAGCGGTCATATCTTCATTAACCTGTTCATATTTAGACGGCCCTAAAATAGCTTCTATTTCTGGAGATACAATTTTTTCAATCTCTAAAGTATGATTCCATACTACATCAAATGATTTACTTGGTGTATCAAACAATTTTGCTACTGTTTCAAGTTCTTTCTGTGAAACTACAGGGTATTCGTCGTTACCTATTGTAATCTTTAATATATAATTCGATATACCATCTAAAGTACTCATATCAGCACGTTTAAGTGCCCTCTTATATTCAAGGGTATCAAACACCCTAGTAGATCTAGGTTTGGCATAACGCTCATAAGGTTGTTTCCTATAAGTTATCATTCCAACTAAACGTGAATCTAATTGAAATTCACCGCCCTTCTCTGACGCTTTTTTAAGCTCATTTGGTAGGGATTTAATAAGTACTTTCTCTTCTTCAGTAAGTTCTGATTTATCTTTTTTTAATAATTGTCCTAATTCTTGTGGTGGGGTTAATTTAACAGAAACATTATCAAATAACAAATTACCTTCTATATTTACAAGTTGATGATTTAACACGGTATAAGCTACAGGCAGATGACCTTTTGACCATATATTCTTTTTTGCAGCTTGCTCAATCTTTGCTAAAGTAGTTTGATCAGCGCCTGCTGTTTTAGCATCCCTAATTATCATCCTAATAGTTTCGTCTTTTTCTTCCTCATAACCATTATGAAGCTTATATAAACGATCTATTTCAGCTTTATCAGTAGTGGTATTAGTTTTTTTGCCAGGTATGGGTGATAAATAAGAGACTCTAGGTTCATATTTAGCCAAAACCTTATAAGTAACCACATGCCCTATCTTAAAAAAATCTAAAAATATCCACTCTAAAACCTCTTCAAAATTAACATCAAATGCCCAAGTATCATAAAACTGTTTTATATTTGTATCATCAATATCATTCTCAAAACCTTTCATAGCTAAAGTAGCTAAAGTATTTATAACTGACCCTATAAGGGGATCTTCGTAATAATACCTCTCTGCACTCTTAAAAAGATTTTTCGGATCATCTTCATGGGGAGATTTAGATAGACCTAAATCTAAATTTTGCCTTGAAATAAAATCTCTATTTATTGTAGCAGCTGATTCCATACCATACACATGTGGTTTAATGGCCATACCTGGTTTATCCAAAATAGCTAAATTTTGTTTAGTAGGTCTCAACATAAATGTAGATTGCCCAGTTTCTGAATTTACAGAAACCGATTCTATACCTGCATTAGGAAATCTGGCTTGTAAATCAGCTGTTAACTTATTTGTATCTAATGTATCTTTTTTCATAAAATTACCTATTAAACTAGAACATCTCCTGTACCAGAAACCGTAGTGGCATCGGTTGTAACTGGTTTGTATTTAGTTAGGTCTCTTCTTCCAATTAAATCATCCATAGTGTAAGTAATAGCACCAGTTCTTCTTTTTGTATAATCCTCTGGCTGCTCTTTATTTTTCCACCAAGGATCGCCTATAAAATCACCTCTATCTGACATATAAGAACCTCCTTTAAGTTAATTTAATAACTCTATTTAATATTGAGGTTAGTTTAATCTAACTAAAAACCTCATAAAAATCATCTATAAATTCTAACGGGGTATAAGGATCGAACCACCCCATTACCCTACCATTAGTTTTTAATAATTTCTTACTCTTTTTAGCTACTCTTTTTATAACAGGGAGAGTATCTTCATCTATTACATCATAAAAATCTAAAAATATAAAATCAAATTTTTTATCAGAAGTATCAATATAATCTAAACCATTTTTATTTATAATATTATGATCTTTATAACCAAACCTCTTTATGAAATCTGTATCAATATCTAATAAATCTTTGTAAGCTTTTATTACGTTACTGTTTATTTCTATAGTAGTTAAATCTGTTACATACGGTAATGACAAAATATATCTGGACACAACACCTAGTCCCAAACCTATTTCCAAAACACTACCTTTGGGCAAGTCCTTTAATTGATCCATATAATCTTTTATTTCACTACCTAGAGCCCATATATTATGACTAGGACCTATTTCTAAAAGTAAGTCATTGTCATATTCATAAACTTTAACATTACCGTGCTCTGATATTATTTTACCTTCATCAAAGTACATCAGTGTACCTGCCTCTTATCATTTAGGTTTTTTCTTTAAAACAGCTGCACTCAAACCTACACGAGAAGCTATTTTATTTCCCCCAAACCCTAAATTTCCAGTAGCACCTAAATAATCAAAAGATTGATTTGGTGTGTTTCTTCCTCTAACCAAACCACTTTCATTATAAAGAATAGGATCACCTTCTTCTTCTAATTCACGTTCAACCATTCGTGTACCGTGTGCTGCTAAAATAAGTGCAGAATATAAATCCTTATTCATACCTTTTGTTGGGGTGTCAAAATGAAGTATACCAGTAGGTGTTTGAGTTACAACAATGTTAAGTAATTGTGATTTTAAAACCTCTACTGACTTGTAAGCATTGGCTATAGCATCACTAGTAGAATCAACTGGCGGGGCTGGAAATAACACACTCTTATCTTCCAACATAGCTTTAGTTGTAAAGTTAGCATCAGAAATCCAAGAAGGATTAAAATTAACCATCTCAAGTATATGTCTTCCTTCTAAATGTGTATGATCTGGATTAGTTCTATCTATTATAGGTTGGACATCCCCATAACCCTCTTCTAATAAATCACAAACAGCTTTACCTCCACCACCTCTATCCATAAATATTCTTATGACATTGTAATGATCACAAAAGTTCTGAATAGCAGTAGTAAGAGCTTGTGTAGTTTGGGTCTTTAACTCTATTACATTTACTATTTTATTAGGCATTCCCATTTCAATAATTATCACACCACAACTAGCTCTACCTCCCTGATTAGGGTCAACACCTATAATATAATTTTTATCTTTTACTCCGCGCATCTTTAAGGTAAAATCAGAATTAACAGTACATTCCTCCAACATAGAAGCTTTAAAAAATCCTTCAGAATCAGATATCATAGCTGCTTCATACTCCATACTATACTCTGATGAAGACATAATACGCTTAGCTTCAGCAATATTATTCAGATCCAAAAAGCCTTCCGGTAAATCCCAATATGGTACCTGCCAAACCGCATAAGAACAATCTTCACCTTTTTCTTCAGCTTCATTCATCATTCGCCAATGATCTTTCATACGTCTCCACATATGATTAAATTTATAATAACCAGAAGAAGTCATTATCATTTTATTAACCTTTTCGTCTGCAAAATCAGATTCTTGAGCAAGACCAGCATCAATCAACCTCTTTTTTTCTTCCAACCTTCTAACACGCTCCATAGGTGCCAATGCAGTAGCCCCCATCGGACGAAGAACAAGATCAAGTGTCATATCTGGAACTTGAGCTAACTCATCTACAAGAATTAAATAGAAACGAGACCCACGAATTTTATTACCGTCGCCCAATGGAAGAGCCTCAATATATGAAGGTGTTTTACCACCAATAGCTTTGAATTTAAGATAGCATGTATCAGAACCTCTAGTGGGTCTTTTAGCAGTAGCCTCACGAAGGATTGATGATTGATCATATAACTTTTCCACTTCAGAGAATATCATCTTTGAATTATGATTAATAAAACCATTAGCCCAATAACAATGTTCATTTTCTACTTCTATGTCTATTGAAGGAGCTTTAAATTTTGTAATGTTTTTAGGCTTAATAAAAAATACATCAAAATTAACTAATACTTTAAGATTATCAATCACATTATTTTTATAACTATCCATACTATCGTATATAATTAATAAACTTTCAATAGTATCTAAATTTAGTTTTTTTGTGCCTTGCTTTAATCTATTAATTATTTTACCTAGTAATTTAATATTATTTGAACCTCTAGTACAGTTATTTTTTAATTCTACTAATGCGGATAACAAATTTGTATTAGTTGCTGGAACAAAAGTATTAGATCTTTTTAGATTCATATCTACTAAATAGTTATGTAATAATTTACTTTTCCTGTCAAATCTAAAACCTATTAGCTCGTTAAATTTATACAAATCCTCATAACCTGTTATTCTTAACTTATAACCATCAGAACATTTAGAGGGTTTATGGCCTTGACTTAATTGTTTTATACATGCTTTATTACTTAAATTTAAATTAGAAATTATACCTAAGTTAAGTAAAACTGATTGAATCTCTTTAACTAATCTCTTTGAGGATGTATTAAAAGATACCTCACAATGTGGGTATCCATGTTTATGTTGTTGTATATAAACACTACCGTCTGTGTCAAAAAGTCCCTGTAGAAATGCTATGAAAATCTCTCTAGATGCTTTCTTAATTACATCTGGGACTTTTTTATCTAAAGCAGTTGTTTTTGTAAAGCCGCATTTTAATAAGTATTGTACTAGTTTTTTACAAAAATACTCTATTTCCCAAGTATTATTTTTTCTATTATCTCTTCTTATGTGCTCTTCTTTATTTACTAAAAAATATTCACGTAGATACCTATCAAATGAATCCAATAAGCCCTGATCTTCACTAACAAAATCTACACGTTGTTTTCTTTTGTTTTTACTAACAGAAACACAACCATCTCCTACAATTAAGCCCATCCAGTACGCTAAGTCTGGGGTTAATTCTTTAGGTATAATACAATCTTTTGTACGCCAATCATGTACAAATTCATCAAAATTGGGCATCGAGTTATCGTTACCAAAATAGTTGAATCCTTTTCTTATAACTATATAGTCATCTTCAGTAATATCTTGAAGTTCTTTATAAATAAAAGATAAATCGTTTCCTAAAACTAATATCCTATGATCTATTGTTCCAGATACCTCAAAGCCTTTATTAGACTCTATCAAAATACAGTCACGTTCAATATTTTTCCATTTATTTATAATAGTATTATTTGATTTAAATGACTGTACTTTAGTATAACCTGTGCTTATAGATTCGTAAAAATCTTCAACAGTAGAATATAACCCATTAGAAGTCCACAAGGTGTCGTAAGTTCCTGAAATTATTGGAAAACATTGGCGAAAGACTGGCCCAATTAGGCCTATCCTGTTCCCTGGATATAACATAGCTGACAAAGCTGCTAACAGACCAAGAGCAAAAGTATTATGATTTATAAAACCATTAGAAAAGTAATTAGGCTCTATGTCATTCTCCATATCCATTTCAAAATCAT